GGGTGCACCGCCTTAAATACGAAAATTGATGCAATTTTGGGTGCTTTTAAAATTCCGACTTATCGCAGTCCGGGCGGGAGCCCGAACCCTACTAAATTTCAAATATGGATAACAATCACTTACCTACCACAGTTGCTGACGCAGTTAAAAGCGGACACATTCACAAAGACGGAGCTAATTGGCTCGTCAACTCACTCAACCCCTTTCCAGATTACCAGATGACCCCTGCCGGCGTGCCCTCGCGCGGCTTAGAAATGTCGGTCACCAAAGCAGTCCAGAAAGCCATCAAATTGAGTAAGCCACCCTACGACCCAATCGTGCCCCCAACCACAACGTGGGACGCTTTCATTGTCACATTACCCTTCGATTCAGCCGCCACCACCCTCATCCCCGCTGATACAGTACATTACCCATCCATCGATCAATTCGGTCAAATGTCATCACGCACGTTTCCGCGTGGTATTGACAATCAAAGATTGGGCGTGCTCATGGCTTTTATGTGCCCATCTGGCGCAAATCCAATTCCATGGTCCGCCACATTTGACGAACAAGCAACATATGTTGTCGCCTTATCCCTAGCCGACGCTTGGGCCGGACACGGCTCAATGCGGATCGCGAGCTTGGGTTATGAGGTAGACAATGTAACACCTGCTTTGTATCGAGGTGGTAATGTTTTTGTATTCCGTCAGGAGATGACTGAAGCCACCCTGACATACCAGCGCATTTCCAGCACCATCGGCACCAACCGCGATGGACTGCAAAGGACTTGGGTCGGTGTGCCGAGCGAACCCGATGAGGTCTTCCGAATCCCCGGATCACAACAATGGAACGCCGAACACGGCTCATACGTTGTCGCCACTTTCAACACGAAGCGCGACAATCTCGAGCTGGGGGACGCCTCTATCTCTGCTTACAATGTTATTGCCAAGGTGCAAAGTTCCGTAGCCACCCAAAACTCACTCACGGCCGGACTCAACCCTGATGTTAATTACCAAGCCGTAGTCCCCACCCATTTAGACATGTGCGGTAGCTATTACACAGGACTTGCTCCTGAGTCGGTCTTGGTTTTGACACTCAAAGCCGTTATTGAGATAATCCCGGATGTGCAGGACTCCTTGGTCGATTTCTTAAAACCCACTACACCTTACGATGCAGACCTGGACAAACTATATGAGATGGCTAAGGGCGCTTTACCGCCCGGTGCGATGAAGAAGGATAATGATGCGGGGGATTTTTTCAAAGGAGTCGTAGACTTCTTAACCCCCGCATTATCTTTCGTCTTCCCAGAATTCGCTCCATTTATCATACCTGCAGGTGCAGCAATATCAGGTGCGTTGGGCAAACATTCCGCGGACCGCCAAAACAACAAAAAGACTGTGATCGGTAACTCCAAGACAGTTGATCAGACAGCTCGACAATTGTCAAGGATGACTCTCGCCAAGGAGCGCAGCAAGCAGGGGATAGACTCCTCACGCTCGCGCTCTAGAGCACAATCCAAAGTTAGAAGTAAAAGTAGAAGTCGAAGCCGTGAACCTCAAGCACGTGGCCGGACTCGGACGCGATCTAGTAGTCGCGCGCGATTCCCCAGGTGGATTTGAGACCACGTAGTTTATGTTTCATGTCACCGTTAATTCGGTTATCCTTAGTAGGCCTGTGAAGGCCAGAACCCCCCTAAAAATACCCATGGCTACAAACAGTAGCGACTTCCCTGTGAATCTCACCACCGCTCAGGCCATGGCCTTAAGACGCAAACCGAGGAATGTAGGAGATGAAGACAACGTCGCGAAGCTCGACGCGAGGTTCTTGAGGAAACAGAAGAAAGACATGAAAAGTGCGGAGAGAACCGCCAAAGCCGTATCAAAAATTATGGGCAAAAAGAAAAACACAAAGGGAAAAGGACCTAACAAAGAGAGAGTCCTAGCCAATCGCAAGTTCACTGGTAAAATTGTTAAAGCAGCCCTCGTTAGCGAGATGATACGCTTAAACAGTTTGACAGAACACGACACCGGACCAATGCGTGGAGCATGGGCCGATGATGAGGGTGTTAAAAACCTCTACGCGATACAGGACTCCACAGATCGGATAATACGCAATGGTACCAATCTCAATAATAACCGGAAACACCGGCGAAACCTTGAGTTCCGGTCTGACATCCCTCCCTTGGCCGAAGCCTTTCGTAATATACGATTGGTTGATGGCACCCCCACTCTAAATGAGTATTTGGGACACACGAACACCGTCAATCTTGTCAAAGTGGGAGCGATTCCGAAGGGCTTGGGGAGCCAAGCTATCAGGAAAGAATACAAGAAAACGGTGAAGAACAGAGGTTTGGTGGGCGTGGAAACAAAACCTGGACCGCCATTAAACGATGAAAAAGAAAAAGACAAGGATGAGTACTGCCTTTGTGACAAGGGATCCAAATGCAATATCAAACAACATCGTGTTCGAAAACCGCCCAAGAAGGATTTCAAACCTAAGCCCGGAGCGGAAAGACGTATCGCCTCCAAAGTGGCGAAAAGACATGATCTCATCTATTGCGACAAAGATTTCACGGAGTGCAAGCATGAGGAACATTACCATCGTGCCCAGCATGTGGATGGCGTCATCACCAGTTATTTGACTGATTTTACCACCGATGAAGGTGAGAGTGAATCTGGTGATGATGTTCCAACTATCATGGAGGGCCACGAACATGACCCGCTAGACGCGCAGGGCGGTTCCAAATACACACACTCCCACCTCTGCCAAACCGAAGGCTGTGAGGGGATCCTCACACACACGCATGCCAAAAACACCAGCGCGTTGGAAAACGCGCGGTTGTACTTCCACGCCTGCGACTCATGTCGCATCTCACGTCCGCCAGTGATTGGAACAGAAGTCACTGTTGTGTACAGAGCACTCTGTGTGGAGTGCTTAGAGAGTTCGCCCAGGAAGAATACATGGAGCGTGTACAAAGACAAAACTTATTACGGGGTTAACAGGCCTGACTTACGTCCACGTTACTACTTATGCTCCGCTTGCGCACGGACTAACAACCGGAAAAAGCGAGCTGGCATTGAACTAGTAGGTATCGAAACGGATCCAGGCCCGCCATGCCTATGGTGCCAAAGAGAAGGCGCCCCAGAAGTTAACGGCGAGGCCGTCTGCCATATTTGCTTGGCAGCATTCGCACGAGCGCTTCGCCCCCCGGCCCCCCCCGCCCAACCTAACCCACCACCCGTAGAGGAGGCTTTGCCCCCGAAACCCGTTTTTGGGGATTTCGAATTCTCCCATTCATCCACACCCGTCCTGACAACACGCCTAATTTGGTCATTATTTCTCTGGAAAACATTTTTACCCTTAGTATTGGTCGTTTTTGTGTTTGATATTTTAGTTTTTCCCGCTGTCGTGTTCTATCTTAGTTGGGCATTTACCCAATTACTAGTCTTTTGGCTACAACCATTTATACCTGTGATCGCCATGCTAGCATGGTGGCTAGAGAATTTGTTGATCTGGCCTTTGTTTGCGATGTTTTACATGCTGCAAGGATCATTTTTTATGGGATTAAAAGCCAAAGACGTGGTAACAATTACTAACGAAGATGAACACCACGGCCGAGTTGAACAGCCGATATTCCACGAAGATCGACGCCCCTTCACCATGGCATATGCGAAGAGGGAGTTGCCCGAACATTATGCAAGAGCGGAGGTGTGGCAGTACTATTACGCAAAAATGCCCATTATTGAGACAGAGATGGCGGTGGGTCGCTTGAAGCTTGATCATGACTACAGAATCAGCCTGCCGCTGTACGCGATGACGGCTGCGAGCATGACAAGCCGTGGCGATATAAAAACATTCGAGGAAGAAGTGAGAAGAACTGTATCTAAGAATTGCAAGGTTGACGTGAATTCCGACATGACGACTGTAGTTGAAGACACATGCGCAGTACTTGTTAGATTTAAGAGACACCTATTGGGAAGACACTTACATGAAAGTAGCCCTCTAGACTGTTTCACGCCTGATTTAACTACTGACATGAACGGTCTTCGCCCCATTTGGTTAGCTTACAACAAGTGGGGTCTACTGATGTCATGCTCCATCATGATGGCATTATATGTGCTATTTCAATACGTGATGGTAGTGAGCCTGTTGCCCAAAACTGTAGTGCAGACCATGCAATACGCGCGAAACTTGCCCCAACTCGTAAATGAACAATTTTTCTCATTCCCTGGGACCAACGCTGACTTGGAAAGCGGCGAAATGCCTTTTCTTGACCTAGGAGCGACGGGATTCACGGCGGTCGACATTTTTGACAGCCCTGGACCACAACCAGCCCTCAAGAACAAAGAGCTAAGCCCTGGGAAAAACTTCAAAATCACACTCGATGCAATGCCGTACGATCAAGGACCACGAAGACTTCAGACAGCTTTTCACCCATTCACAGCTTACGGAGTGTGCCCCGTTTATTGTGACCGGAAAAACCGTATAAACAGTCTAACATCCGTCACCCATAGAGCGGCGGCACTGACACCAGATCTTAATAGTGAATTTGCGAGTGATAAGATGAAGATAACCCGAGAGTTCGTGAGCCATTGGTTCTTACCCCTAACAGACGGCGAATGTTTAGAATTCGAAGACGCACTAAATATGACGAGTTACACCATGAATCAGAAAGATGTGCTCCGCAAACATCATGCCAACAATGAGCCGTATGAGAAGCCCAAGAAAACAACCGATATATTCGGCAAAGAGGAGGGCTATACGAGCTTAGAGAAAGCTATGAGGAGCATATTCGCCATGGGTAAACATCTAAAAGAAAGCGACGTCTTCGGCAACGCAGCGCCGTTCATCCGCGATTTACAAGAATTATTACAAAACGCCCCAGCCAACATTAAAGGACTCACATCAGAGGAAATTAAGAACAAAATAATGGAGCTGACAGGAGGTGATATAGTTACAACGGACTACACGTCCTATGAGGCTAGTTTCACCACCCAGGTCAAGTCCACTGCACAATTTGTTTTGTATGAAATGATGAGTGAGCTCCGTGGCCACAAAGAGAGATTATTGGATTACAACAAGTGGCTAGTCAACGCACCCAGCTTATTGCAGGGTAGAGGTTTCACCGCGGTTCTAAGCGATGTGAAATTCAGTGGTGACTATGACACTGCATTGTCCAATACGTTTGACAATATGATGACGCTGTTCACAGTGTTCCAAAGACAATTTGGGATACACTGGTCGGACAGCCAAAATTTCATCATCACGGAGGGCGATGATAATATAGCGGATAAGAAAGGACAAGATCTGAACCCAGAAATGTTTGCTCAAGGAGGAATGAAAGCTAAAGTGGAATCACACCAGGCCGATCTAAACGCCGCAGCCTTTTGTCATAGACAATTTACAGCCAAAGGCGTGATGATCACTGACCCGTGGATTTTCCTATTGAAACGCCAGTGCATGCCGACTAAGTATGCGGGCTCAAAATTAGCCACAAAACTTGCTGTTCTAAAAGCCACAGCACTAAGCACCCTACACAGTTACCCCGCTTGCCCTATTGTGAGTGAATGGTCTGATTGGGTGCTTCGATCAATTGCCAATTATGAGCATCGCACGAAAAAAGTGAAAATCAATGTTAGTATGCTGCGCCAAATAGCCAAGTTTGACAAGGATCCATTAGCCCATTACGCAAAAATCAAAGAAGCTAAGTTGGAGGAAATAACCGAAGAAACTCGAAGAGAATTCGCAATTTTATTCGACATGACAGTAGACCAGCAAATGCATTTCAGAAACTTTTATTCTGGAATTGCAGATATCGAATCTGGCCGCTATCAGTACATGCTTTCAGATGAGCGTTTTGGTGAAGATTGTCAAACCTATTTCCACCAATATCGAAGCAACCAAACGACCGTCCACTGGAACGAACCAATAAACCAAGAATGGCT